TATGTTGTTCCTGCTGATGTCGTACAATATTATGGTGTAAAGTTTTTTGAAGATCTTAGAATGGAAGCAAAGCGTGGCTTGGCAGAGATGGAAGCTACAGGCAGAATAGGTGGTGAGCCTATGTCTGTTACAATGATTGCAATCGGTAAGCCAGAGGAAGAAGAAAAGAAACAAAAAGAAAGACAAAAGAAAGCTTTTGGTGGTATTATTAAAGCTAATCAAGGAGTTTTAACAGCAGATGAAAAGAAGATAGAGCAAGCTAGAACTTTTAATCCATATGATTTTAGTGTTGTTGGTGGTACACCTTTTAGTCCTATCGCAAGGACAGGTCAATCAATGAATTTTACAACACCAGATACACATTCTAAAATGTTTTATCATCCTGATGGTAGAGTTCAGGCTGTTCCGGGAAGAATGGTTATGGTTAATGGAGAACAAAAGTTTTTACCCAATCCACAATACGTAGATTTTACAACAGGTGATTGGTCAGATACTCCACCTTCTCAGGCAAAAGCTCAAGTAACTGAAGCTCCAAAAGAGGATAGAGATGACAGAGACTCTTCTATTATGAATGCAGAAGCTCAAAGATTACAAACTGAAAACTCCCTTAAAGTTTCTGCTGATAGATTAAATATACCTGTAGAAACATACTCTCAGTTGTCTATAGGTAAAAGATTTAGACTCATGGGTGAAGAGTTTAAAGCTATGGGAGGTAATGCAATTGATCAAAATAAGGTTAATGCGATAGTTGAAGGTGAAGATACTGGTTTTAATTTAGGTAGTGTTACTAAACTTTTAGGTGGTCTTGTAGCAGGTTTTACAGGAAACCCATTAATAGCTGCAGGAGTAAGAGTGCTTGGTGGTATTTTGTCAAGTGATGACACAGATGATACACCTACTACTCCTTCTACTACTGTCAGAAGTTCTGGTTCTTCAGCACCAGTAGCAACATCTACAGTTTTTGATAGTTTAGCACAAGCATCTAAAGCAGGTTATCATGGTCAGAATGTCAACATAAAAGGTAAAGGTGTTCAAAAGGTAAAATTTTCAGACCCTAAGTTTGATGCTGCTATGAAAAAGAAAAGTGACGATAATGAAAGTAGAAGACAAGCAAGAGAAAAACTTTCTCAGGATGTTCAATCTTCAAGAGCAGGACCTCAAACAGGTTCTAGCTCACCAAAAACTACACCAAAACAAAAAGTAGCAAAAGATTTTGAAGATCCATCTGATAATTTTGCAGGTATGATAAACAAAGGAGGATTAATAAATAAACCAAAACGTAACCCTAAGAAGCCTAGAGGTAAGGGTCTAGGCAGTAAATAAATTGGCTACTCAACAATGTTGACCCCAAGAAAGGAAAAGTAAAATGCCAGAATTAGAAAATGTGGAAACACAAAAAACTGCAGGATATATGAGCAGAACAAGATCTAAGTATAAAGACAAGATCAAAAAAGATGAAGAAGAACTAAAACAACTTATGGAAGAACAGAGTAAACCTAAAGAAGAAGAAAAGGTTGAAGAAAAAACTGAAGAAGTAAAACCAGAAGTTGAACTTAGTGATGAAGAAAAATCTTTTAAAACTCGCTATGGCGATATGAGAAGACACCTAGCTGCTAAAGAAAAAGAATACAATGCCAAAATTAAGGAGCTAGAGGATAAACTAGGAGAAACAAAAAAACTTGTACCACCAAAGTCTGATGAAGACCTACAGGCATGGGTAGATAAATATCCTGATGTAGCAGGAATGGTAGAAACAATAGCCGACAAACGTGCAAAACAAATGTTTGATAAGGCTAATATACAACTAGAAGAACTCAACAAGGCAAAAGAAGAAGCAACAAGGAGTCGTGCAGAGAATGAAATTAGGAAAGCGCATGAAGATTTTGATCAGCTTCGTGATTCCGATCAATTTCATAATTGGGTTGAAGAACAGCCTAAATGGGTGCAGAACGCTTTGTACGAAAATACGGATGATGCTGCTTCGGTTGTACGTGTTATTGATCTGTATAAAGTTGATAATGGACTTACCAGATCGGATAAGAAAAATAAAACAAAAGCTGCTGCCTCGTTGGTAGATAGAGGATCTAAAGCAAAAGTAGATCCTACGGAATCTAGTGACAAGATTAGAGAATCTGACATTGCTAAAATGAGTGATGCAGAGTACGCAAAGAATGCTGATAAAATTACTGAAGCTCACAGATCTGGTAAAATAATCTATGATATATCAGGAAGTGCAAGATAATACTTGACAAACAGTATTTTATCTGTATAACTAACCCTTAGACACAAAGCCTCTAATATAGACTACCTTTGTGTATAAGTAATAAGAAGACTAAACTAATAAAAGACTACCTATATAAGTATAGACCCATAAACTTTAAGACTTGCTATCTTGCTGTTATATGCACTCTAGAAAATATAGCCTCTTCTAAGGTGTTTAGCTTTTAAATAAGCCAAGCAATAGGAGGATTTTATTATGGCTTTTCAAACTACTTCAGGTTACGGCAATTTACCTAATGGTAATTTTTCGCCAGTAATCTACTCCAAACAGGTACAGCTTGCCTTTCGTAAGTCAACTGTTGTTGGAGACATAACTAACTCTGATTATTTCGGAGAAATTGCTAATCAGGGCGATACAGTCAGGATTATCAAAGAACCTGAAATTTCAGTTAAAGCGTATGCCAGAGGTACGCAAGTAACAGCACAAGATTTAGATGACGAGGATTTCCAACTTGTTGTTGATAAATCAAACTACTATGCTTTTAAAATGGATGACATTGAAGAAGCACATAGTCATGTGAACTTTATGCAACTTGCAACCGACAGAGCTGCCTACAGATTGGCTGACCAGTATGACCAAGAAGTTTTAGGTTATATGTCAGGTTATGCACAGTCAAGTTTAAGTGCAGTAGCTGATGGTGTTAATAGTACTGTTAATGGCACTAAAGCTGTATCAACAGCAGGATCAGATGAACTTCTTACTTCTATGAAGTTAATCAAAAGTTCTTTTGCTAGTATCACTACTTCGTCAGCAGGGGATCATTCTATTCCTGTTCAGAACCTAGCTCCGGGAGCAACTGCTGTATCAACTGCAGCTGTAACTCCAATGGTAATCATCAACAGAATGGCTAGATTGTTAAATCAACAGCAAGTTGACACACAAGATAGATGGTTAGTTGTTGACCCAGTTTTCATGGAACTACTAGGTGATGAAAACTCTAAGTTAGTAAATGCAGACTTTAATGCAGCTGAACTAAAGAATGGTCTTGCATTGACCAATCTAGCAGGATTTAGATTATATGTATCAAGTAACCTACCTTCAGTAGGAACTGGTGCAGGTACATCTGGAACTGCTAACCAAAACAGTAACTATGGTGTTATTGTTGCAGGTCATGGTTCTGCTGTTGCAACTGCTGAACAACTTAGCAAGACAGAAACATATCGTGATCCTGACAGCTTTGCTGACATTGTTCGTGGTATGCACTTATATGGCAGAAAGATACTTCGTCCAGAAGCTATCGTAACTGCTAAATACAACGCAGCTTAAAGGAGGGTAACATAATGGCTACTTTTGATTTAACAGCTAGTTCTACCACAGGCGTTGGTGCTAATGTCGTTGCAGGTATACCTACTAATTCAGGTACACACGTAGTAAGAACAATCCAAGAGTATTTAGATATAGATGCTCTTATAGCAGCAGGTAATACTATTGCTGATGGAGATGTCTTTCAAATGCTTGAGATTCCTGCAGGAACACTTGTTCTTAATGCAGGTGCTGAAGTAATGAAAGCTTTTACTTCAAGCTGTACACTGGATATGGACTTTGGTGGTGGTGATGACATCATTGATGGCGCAGACATAACCTCTGCAGGTTTTTGTGCTGCAGGTACAAATGGTCAAACCAACACAGTCGTAGGTAGTGCAGCCTCAACTTACACTCAATTTATTGGTACTACTGATACAATTGATTGTACAATTGCAGGAGCAGCTGCTGCTACAGGTAGACTTAGAGTTTACGCAACTGTGATTGATTGTAACGATCATGGTGCTGTAGACAGAGCTACTGAAGTAGATAGAGATCTACTTGCTTAATATAAGCATATAACTAGAGAGGGCAGGGCAACTTGCCCTTTCTTTTAACAAAGTAATTTTACAGAGGGAATAAAATGGGTGTTACAACTGCAATGTGTACATCTTTTAAGGGTGAACTTTTAGGTGGCACACACGATTTAGATACAAACACAATTAAACTTGCCTTGATTAAATCAGGTGAATCAGGAACATATGGTGCAGCCACAACTAATTATTCAGATGTAACAGGAAACTCTGATGAAGCATCTGGTACAAACTATTCAACAGGTGGTAACACATTAGGTAGTGCAACTATTAGTACTTCAGGAACAACAGCGATATTAGACTTTGCTGATACAACTTTTTCAAATGCTACTGTTTCAGCATCAGGAGCAATTATCTATAACTCAAGTCAAAGTAATAAAGCTATAGCTGTTATTAGTTTTGGTGGAACTGTAGCATCTACAGCAGGTGATTTTACTGTATCATTTCCTGCAGCTGACGCAAGTAATGCTATTATAAGAATAGCTTAATATGTCTACCTTTGGTGCAAATGACGCACTGTATGGTACAGGTACGTATGGTACAGCACGATATGGTAGGGTAACACCAGTAGTATCCATATCAGGTGTCGTAGGCACAGGTTCTATAGGAACTGTTGAAGTAAAACTTGATACTACTTTAACAGGTGTAAGTGCCACAGGTATAGTAAATGATGTAGAAGAGCAACCAACAGAAAACCTAGAAAGTGTTTCAGCCACAGGTTCAATAGGAACTGTTACACCTTCTGCAGATAGCTCACTAACTCTTACAGGTGTTGAAGGTACTTCTGCTCTTGGTACAGTTGAAGCTCAAATAGATACATCAATAACTGGATTTGGTTTAACAGGAAGTGTAGGTACAGTTACAGTAACAGCATCAGCAGCTGTGATGGGAGCTTTTAATCCAGACATAACATCACTTTTATTTTCTAAAGTGGCTCTTTTAACAGCTTCAGAAACATCAGCAGATACAAGAATAGCTGCAGTAGAAGGAGCATCTCTTGCTGAACAAAACTTAGCATCTTCTAGAGTAATTGCACAAGTATTAGATGCAACTGGATCAAGTGGTACAACAAACGAAACATTAGCTCTCACAGGTGGATCACAAGTTTCAGGAAGTATTCAAGGTGCAGTAGGATCAGGACAAGCAGGTGCGTTATCAACCAGTGCAACAGTATTTGACTTTGAAGCAGTAAAGAGTTTGTATAGTAGAAGAAGAACAATATTTATAGCGAGGGCTGCGTAATGTCTACATCAGCCGAAAGAACAGCTTTAGTTGCTAGTGAAAATAGAACAGTTTTTATAGAAAGACAATCAACTTCTGCTGATAGAACTGTATATGCAAGTGAGGAGTAAACATGAGTTTTAGATGGCCAATAAAAGAT